CCAGACCTACTTAGGCCCGTACTGCATGGGCGGTGCCACCAACTACGCCGTCCGTTTATTCAGAGGGTGAAATGAGTCTTGTCGATTCTTCCTTTGCCGGACTTCCCGCACCCCTTCTGCAGCAGTGGGGGCAAGACGTCACCTACCTAAAAGCCGACACATCGCCCACATACAACGCCACAACTGGCGAAGTCTCTGGAGTCGATACCAGCATCACTGTTCGTGCCCTTATCTTCCAAGCCAACCCTGAGGAGTTCGAGTCGTTTTACCAAACAAACGACTTAAAAGCGATTATCGGTAACGCCGAACTGGGTCAGTATGTCCCAAGCGTCCGCGACCGCATCCAGTACACCGAAAACAGCGTCACCAAGACGGGCCGCGTTATTAACTGCAAAACAATTCGCGGCGAAAACCCAGTCCTGCACACCATCCTTCTGAGGCCCCAATAATGGCCCGCGACATAAAATTCCTCGTAAAAGATATAAAAGCAGCCACCGTTGAGGCTGCACAGGAAGCGTGCGTAAGCATAATGAACGGCCTTGCCGAAGCGGGTCCCGGCTACTCCGGTGAGTTTTCCTCCGCCTGGTACGCAATACCCCGGAGCGGCAGTCCCGGAGGCCCACGAAGCTCAGGACGCATATACCGCTACGATAAACGAAACGTACCCAAAACCCGCTTTACTGCTGGGACGCTCTACCAAATAGTCAACGGCGCAGATCACGCTGCGGAGGCAATGGACTTAGTTGAGGGCCGCTTTGAAAGACAGGAAGAGGATCCAATTAAAGATCCAGTAAACACCGGACGTAGGTATGGACAACGTCGGGGTCAAGTGAGCAGTGGCGAAGGCTTAGCCATAAGCACCGCACCTTTGGACTGGTGGACTAACTACAACTTGGCGGGTAATCTCAGTAAGGACCTCGCCCGTGGGGTTCAACTAGGTTTCGGACGCGCCAGAGGCTTTGGCTCATGAACTACCAAAGCATCCGCGCCGCACTTGAAGCACGCCTCCTCACCGCTTACAACGATCTAAGCCCTGCTGTCCCGGTCTACTTCGACAACGTTTTCAACGACGACTCTGACAGCGCAGACGAGTTTGTCCACATCAACATCCAATTCGGCGTCACTACCGAATCTACGCTGACCACCAGCCACGATCTTGTTCGTGGCACTATTGTCATTCGTACTTACACACCAAAAGGGAGAGGTCCCGCCCGCAATCAAACACTTGTAGACACAGCGTTTACTACACTAAACACTATCAATAACACCGCTAAAGCAGACAGCGGCGTCTACATGCGCCTAGGTTCTATCTCGGGTCCCACCTTTAGCCCGAATATGACTGAGCAGGATGCCGGTCAACAGTCCCGCCGAGCTTTTACGCCGTTTTTCATCTCCCGTATCGAGGCCGGATTCCAGGCGCAGGTTGTTTCTTAACAGGAACCAATACGGCTAACCTGTACTAAGCCGGGCAGTGCCCGCGTTTCTGTCCATCCATAGGTACTACCATGGCCACCGTCCTTTCGGGCACCTCCGGCGCCCTGTACTACTCCCCTGCTGGCACCTCGGTCACGACTCTGACCGCTAGTGCATTCCCCACCTCTGGCAGCGACATCACTGTCGGCACCTACCTGGGTTTTAAGGTCAACGATCCTGTGACACTGACCTACCCAGCTGGTGCAACCACCACGGGCGCTATTGCCGCCGGTGATTACTTCGTGCTGACCTATGACGCCGCAACCGGTGTGATGACGGTCAGCTCCACTGCTGGGGGCGCTGCTGAAACCGCAAGTGCTGCACCTACAGGTTTTGGCTCCGATTTTGCCAGCATTGTCTACACCGCACCTGCGGCTGTCGGATCTGTACGGGACTGGAGCTTTGAGATCACTCGCTCGGAAATCGACGTTACAACCATCGGTCAAGCTGTTGGGCAGTATGCACCGTTCCGTACCTATATCACCGGCTTCGCTGACGGCTCCGGTTCCGCCACGGTGTACACCACTGATGACGACACCAACCTGTCCAGCCGGATGATTGAGGACGTGCTCCAAGCCAACCAGGCTGGTGCAACGATGAAGCTCTACATCGACCGCATCAGCAGCGGCGGTTCCGTCGATGACACTCTTAGCCGCTCCATCACTGTCCCCGTGATCGTGACTTCGGCCAGCCTGAACGTGAACCCTGATGACGGCCAAAGCGTCTCCATCAACTTCCGTCCCAGCGAGGCTCCCAGCTTCGACCTCGCCAAGTCCTGATACTTTTAACAAAAGCATCGTTAGCCCCGGCCTCACCGCCGGGGTTTTTTAATGCTTCTAGTCCGCTACATTAGAACCAAACCCCACATGGTTTATGCCTTCCTCACTTCGAGCTATTGACCGCCTGCGTAAGGCGGCAAACCTGGAACCTGCAAAGAAAGTCGTCACCTTGTCCGACGGCACCGACTTCGAGATGTGGGTCACGCCACTGACTGCCGCTGAGCGTGAACGCGCTCAACGCCAAGCCAAATCTGACGACGCCAACGCCTTTGCTCTTCAGTTACTGCTGGCAAAGGCCTTAGACGAAAACGGCACCAAACTCTTCAGCGCTGGCGAAATCGACGTTCTCAAAAACGAAGTCAAGGACAAGGATCTCCAAGCATTGATGCTTGCGGTTCTTACCGATGACGCCGAGCCCATTGACCCAAAAGCCTGAGCGCGGAACTCCGCAAGGACAGCTGGCTCATGCTCCAGTTTGGCGTTGCCAAGGAGCTGGGCCTAACCCTTAGCGAAGTACGCAACCGGATGACCGCCGAAGAACTTATCGGCTGGAGCGCCTACTTCCAGATCCTCAACGAGGACCAGCAGAAGGAGATCGACAAGGCCAAACGCCGCCGCTAACCCCGGCGGCTTTTTACTGCGTAGACTGGTTCTACGCTAGGAAATTGGTCGGTGGCTGACTACAACGCCAATATCAAGGTAAACGCCGACACCCGTGCAGCTGAGCAGGCTCTAAAACGTTTAACAACAGAGTTTGACAAACTTAAAGGTGTTAAAAACATCGGAGAGGCTTTTGTCCCTAAACAGGGACTAACACGCCTAGAAAAAGGTCTAAGTACAGTAGTTAATCGTGCAAACACGGTTGAAAAAGCGTTTGCAAGAGTAGTAGAAGGTGTAGGGACTTTAGGCGTTTCTGGGGCAGCTTTAGGCGGACTAAATGAAGCATTAAAAGGTGTTGCTACAGCGACAGGACAATCGGCTGCAAATTTCTCTGGAGCGGCTCGAAAAATAGATGAGTTTGCAGCTGCAGGGGATACACTAAAAACCACTCTGGCCCAAGTAAATAATTTACTCGTTGATGTAGGTCATGAGATTGCTAGAGGCATTGTACCTGGTTTCTCAGTTATGGATGACACTGCGCAGGCTACTGCGCAGACTGCAAACAAACTTCAGTATGCTTTCCAGCAATTTTTAGATTCATCAGAGGGTATTCGTACCTTTGTAAATAATATAGGAACGCTTGAAGGTACGTCTGGGGCAGCTGCAGTTGCCCTTACAGCACTTGCAGCTGTAGTTGAAGGTCAGTTATCCGAAGCACTGTACGACGTAGATACAAGTGCATCTACGGCGCTACAAAATTTAGCCGCAGACGCATCCAGAGGTGCCAGCGAGCTGCAACGCCTTATCAGAGCTACTCAAGGCACTGTTGAACAGTACGAAGCACTTATTTCTAAAGGACAAGAACGCATAAGAACCGTCAATGCTGAATCCGACGAAGCCCGTCGAGCTGCAAACACAGTTACACAAGGGCAAAAATTACTCAATGCCGAGCTGGAGCGTCAGAACGATCTACTTAGAGAAGCTCGTGGATTACGTCCGGCATCGGTGGAAAAGCGTGCAACCGACAGGTACAATCTATTCCAACGCCGTAAAGAATACACCAAAACTGTTGCAGACGAATTTACAGCAGTAGATGAGTCTATAGCGCGAATTGCACAGCAGCCTACGGACTGGTCCCGTGCGCTTGGTATTGATACTGCAGAAGAAAAGCTGCGCAGATTTAATAAAGAAATGGACGCACTCCACCAGGCTCTTGGTCAAATGGAGGGCAGGGCTGCTAATCCGTTCGGAATTACAGCTAAACAGATTGAATTAGCTGAGCATAACGCTAAAGAGTTTAAGCAACAAATTCAACAAGTAAATTTACAGCTTGAGGATCTTACACAGTTACATAAAGCCCTAGGTCAAATGGAAAAAGGCGGCAGTGGTCCTTTCGGTATAGAGGAAGAGCAGATACAGGAGGCTTATGAATTTCGTTTCAAGGAAGAAAAAGCATTTGAAGATTTACGCTTAGATACTATTAGACAAGCTATAAACGCCGAACTAGACGGTATTGATGAAGTTTACAAGGCTAGAACTCGAGCTAACAAAGCTGCCTTGGATGATTTTGATCGTCGCCTAGCAGGACGGGGAGAAGCGAAAAAGCGTCGGCGTCAAGTGGCTGAAAACGTTGCCATCGGCGGCGCGTTTCCGTTGCTGTTTGGCGGCGGCCCCGGCGCCGTTTTAGGTGGCGCAGCTGGTGGTTTTATTCCAGGTAGCCCCCTGCTGTCTGTGGCCACAAGTGCCTTGGGTACTGTGATTGACCAGTACGTCCAAGGAGTTATGGATACGGGTAAAGCGTTACGCTACCCGATAGAGTCTTTCAAAGAGCTAGCAGAAAAAGGTTTACTCGCCAGTAAGAGCCAAGAAAAGTACATTGAAAAACTTATTGAAGCAGGGCGTGTCTACGAAGCTGCCGGAATTATTCAAGACGAGATTATTAAAAAGATCGGTGTTCAAGGAGTCAAAAATCTCCAAAACGCCGGGGCGGCAAGCGACAAACTCAACAAGGCTATGGCTGAGCTTGCTATTCAGACGCAAGCAGCTGTTGCCGGCCCACTCGCTGCCTTCCTTAGCTGGCTTGCCGAGGTTGTGGCAATAGGTAATAACGCTAGGCGAGCACAAGCAGCTGCAGCGGATCTAGTTCCGCAGGATCCAGCCCAACGTAAAAAGTTTGAAAGTGCCCTTATTGCGGAATTTAATCGTGCTTACGGGGGTAGCTCCACAAAGCTAACCAGAGGTTCCATATCTGAGACTCTTAAGTATATGTCTATGGATCAGCGGGGTAGAGCAGGTCTACAAAGGCTGCAGACGCAATTCCAGCCACAAACAGCTCCCGGTCTGAACGTAGATCCCACTGCCGCGCAACTTGCGGCTGCCCAAACACAAGAGCTACAAAAGCAAGTAGATCTTGCAGGCAAACAGCTATCTCTTGTCGGCCTAACTCTTGAAAAAGACGGGGCACGTTACATCGCAGCTGCAAAAGACGTTGCTCTACAGAAGTATAACAACAGACTGCTTGAAATTAAGAACAGCTTTATTGGAAAAATTGCCGATAAAGAACGTGAAACCGCGATGAATAAAAAAGCGCAGCTAGAATATGATGCACAAATAAAACAAATAAACCTAGAAATTGCTCAAAACGCTGAAATGCGTGAAAAGGCTGCTTTGTCTGCCGAAGCAGCTTTGTACCAACAATCAGAACGTATATTGCTTTTCCAGATAGAAGCCGAGAAATTCCGCGCAGGCGAAAAAGCAGCTTTAACTGAGCAGCTAAACCTTCACCAGCTTATAGGCAACCAAAGGGAAGCAGCCCTGGAGGTCGAGCGCACCCTTGCACTGCAGGAAGCAAGTAAAAATGGAACAACACAACAGGTCATCCAGTTGTATGACCTCAAACTTGCGCTACTTCGGGATGAACTGGATCTAAACGAAGCCATAGTTAGAACTCAGCGCGACCAACTGGTACTGGATAAGTCTCTTGCCCAAGCCGACGCACTACGAGAAGCCGCCACACCGTTTACGGAGCTTCGGCGTAACCGTGAACTGGAACAGCAGTACGCCAAAACGTATCTACGGCTTGTTACTGAAGGGATACTTCCGGCAGAAGCCGAACGTATCGCTAACTTCGAGAAGTTAGTTGCTGAACAACTGGCATACACAGATCAGCAGATTAAAATTGTTGAGCAGCAAATACTTCTTACTGAAGCAACAATTACGGAAGCTGAGGCTCGTGGAGTTGCTGTAAACAAGCTCAAAGAACAATTAGATTTGCTTGAAAGACGGCGGGCGGTTATTAAGGGTGAAGCCGCTGAAGGCCCTGGGCAGGGACCAACAAACCGCGAACAACTCCAGACAGCTATTGCCGGTGTAAAAGGTGAACTAAACGCACTAATTAATCCTGTAAATCAGATTGTTTCCGCAGCTGATGCTATCGGCATTGCCTTTGCCGATTCCTTCAAGGGCATCATTTCTGGAGCAATGACGGCTCAAGAAGCTCTTGCCAGCTTCTTCCAAAACTTAGCGGACTACTTCTTAGATATGGCAGCCCAAATCATTGCCAAGTGGATTCAAATGACAATTCTAAATAGCGTGCTGCAGCTGTTCCCCGGGGGTGGCGGTGGCGGTGCTTCCGGTAATGCAGTTGCTCAGTTCAACGCTTCCGCTCTTCAATACAGAGCTAACGGAGGTCCCGTCTCTGCCGGATCTCCCTACGTGGTTGGCGAGCGCGGTCCCGAGCTATTTGTTCCAGGGCGCAGCGGCACGATTGTCCCCAACAACAAGATGGGCATGGGTGACGCCAACATCGTGGTGAACGTCGATGCCAGCGGCAGCAAAGCAGAAGGCGATTCTGGACAAGCCAATAAACTTGGTGAAGCTATTGGCCTTGCGGTCAAGCAGGAACTGATCAAGCAGAAACGACCTGGAGGCTTGCTTGCCTGATGGCTACCTTCCCCGACTACAAGCCGACCTACTCAGCCACCAAAAGATCTGAGCCTGCCATCCGCAACGTCAGATTTGGCGACGGCTACGAGCAGCGCCTCAGCTTCGGTCTCAACCAAAACCCTAAGCAGTGGGACCTGGAGTTCAACGTCGCTGACGACGACGCGGATGTCATCGAGGCTTTCTTGGATGCCCGCGCCCTCGACTCGGCTAGCTTTGACTGGACCCCGCCTGATACAGGCACTTCCTACAAGTGGGTGTGCTCCAGCTGGAGTCGTGAGATGTTTAGCCCTCTCCGCAGTCGAATTTCAATGACTTTCCGGCAGGTCTTCGAGCCTTAAACTACCCACATAGGAGATTGACTCATGGCCACCATTGTCACTCGTGCAGGTAAGGGCAGCGCCCTAACTCACACGGAGATGGACGCCAACTTCACCAACTTGAACAACGACAAGTTGGAATCCGGCGCCGTCACCACGAGCGGCCTGACAATGGCGACCGCCAAGTTGCTGGGCAGGTCTACCGCTAGCACTGGTGCGGTTGAGGAGATCACTATCGGCAGCGGCTTAACGCTTTCCGCTGGAACGCTTACCGCATCTGGCGGCGGCGGGGGCACAGATCTTAGTTACACCGCAGCGACCCGACTACTCGAATCCAGCACTGGTACTGACGTAACTCTCCCGCTGTTTACTTCAACGGCGCCGGGTCTTGTCAATCTGTCTGGCGGCGGCACGACTAATTTCTTGCGTGCTGATGGTACATGGGCGGCGCCTGCCGGGGGCACGGGCACAGACCTGAGCTATACGGCATCTACTCGTCTGCTTGCAAGCTCCACAGGTAATGACGTAACCCTCCCGCTTTTCTCTACAACCAGCTCTAACGCGGGCCTGGTTCCTGGTAACTCAAGTCTGGGTGCCACCTATTTTCTGACAGCCGCTGGAACTTGGGCAATTCCTGCAGGCGGTGGAACGGTCACCAGCGTTGCAGCTTCCAGCAGTGGCAGCATCACAATCACTGGCAGCCCGATCACTTCAAGCGGCACCATCACCGTTGACCTGAACACAGCGAACGCCAACAGCTTCACCGGCGAGCAGACCTTCAAGGAAATCAAGGAGACTGTTTTTACCCTTGGTACGACAGGTTCAATCGCACTGGATCCGGCAAACGGTTCAATTCAAAGCAGCGTGCTGACAGGCAACCCTACGTTTACGGATTCTTTGCAAGCCGGTCAAACGCTCGTCGTTCACATTGAGAATGGTTCGACTTATACCGTGACATTCCCAACGATGACCTGGGTCACATCTTCCGGCAACAGCGCCCCAACGCTGACTGCAAAAGACACGGTTGTGTTTTGGAAAATCAGCACCACCTTGTACGGTGCTTATGTCGGGAGCTACGCCTAATGCTTGGTACAAAACTTATACAGGCATCTTCTGGAAATACAGGCGGTGGTGCTCCACCTGCAACTGAATACCTAGCCCTTGCAGATACCTCAATCCCGTTTGTGCATGTCTACCCTTGGTCAACTTCTGGCTTCGGAACAAAATACTCAAACCCTGCATCACAGCCAAGTAATAATGGTAAAAGTGTTGCTTTTTCGCCTTCTGTTAATGACATTGCAGTATCAACCGCAAGCAGTCCTTATTGTGCCGCGTACCCATGGTCTTCATCTGGTTTCGGAACAAGATACAGTAACCCTTCAACAGCACTGCCAGGGACTTGCGAAGAGGTTGCATTCTCGCCATCAGGAAATGCTATTGCGTTTGCAACTAATAGTTCTCCCTATATACAAGCGTATGAGTGGTCGTCAGGATTCGGGACAAAATACTCAAACCCGTCTACCTTACCGACATCCCAGATGTACGCAGTCAAGTTTACACCTAGCGGAAATGCCGTAATTACAGGAGGAGTTGGAGGGTCCTCCATGCACGCTTACGCATGGAGCGACGTAAGTGGATTTGGTACAAAATACTCAGATCCAGCAACGCAGCCTGCTACCACGACGATCGCTCTAGATATAAATGCCGCCGGCACTGCCATTTTAGGTGGAGTCTTTAATACCACTGCAAATGCCTGGAACTGGAGTGACGCAACTGGATTCGGTGCAAAATACTCAAGTCCCGCCACAGGGCCATCGGGGAGAGTTAGATCTTGTGCCTTTGCTAAAGACGATTCTGCTGTCGCTATCGGGAGTGAAGGTTCGCCATATATAGACGCTTGGGCTTGGTCAAATAGCACTGGTTTTGGTTCAAAATACTCTAACCCGGCTACTGCACCCACAGGTCTTGTTTACGAAGCTGTTTTTTCAAAAAATAGCGACGCTCTATGCTGCGCTCACTCCACAAGCCCTTTTGTTACTGTCTATGCTTGGTCGACTTCGGGTTTTGGAGCTAAATTTTCAAACCCTTCAACTCTCCCAACTAACATCTGTAACGGAGCTGATTTTTCATCATGACGCAAACTAAGCATCAAATTCTTCAAAGCGCCCTTGATCAGCGCCAAGACGAGGTACTTAACTATCAAATTAACATCGACAACTACACGCGAGCTATCGCAAAAATTGATGCTGAATACGCAGACAACCCTGCCATCGCTGAGTTCAAAGCCAGGCTGCAGGACTTGCTGGCATCTTCCGAGACCGAGCAACTCAAGGCAATTATCATTCGTGATGTGATTGCCGAGCAGATTGCCGAACTGGAGGCTTCCTGATGTTTTACGTCAAGCTCAACGATGACGGCAGTGTTGACCGTTATCCGTACACGTTGACGGACTTACGACGATCCGTGTCGAACGTCAGCTTTCCGGCGGTTATCACTGACGAGGTTGCTGCAGGCTTCGACGTTTACCCGGTCACCCCTACTGAGCAGCCCGCCCCAGATCACACCGTCAACTTCAGCCGCACTGCTGTGCTGCAAGACGGGTCATGGGTTGAAGAATGGAGCAGCACTCCGGCAACTGCAGAAGAGATTGCCCAGCGCACGGCATCACAATCTGAGGCCATCCGCTACCAACGCAACGACCTGCTGGCTCAATCCGATTGGACGCAACTAGCTGACTCTCCGTTTGATGCTGACGGTAAAGCCGCTTGGGCGCTGTACCGCGAAACCTTGCGGATGGTGCCTGAACAGGCAGAGTTCCCCTGGAACGTTGATTGGCCGCCAACTCCCGGTAGCTAGGAGCCGCCATGGCTGTCCCCGTATCTGAGCTTCAGAAGGTCAATCCAAGCGCGATCATCGAGCTGTTCGTGCTGGAACTGAATGTTGCTCAGCACGGGGTCAGCAGTATTTATCGCTTCCACGCAGGCGTCAACGCCTTCGACAACGGCGATGTCTACTGGAACGGGGACGCTTATACCCCGATGCCCATTGAGGCAGAGGGGTTTGAGTACACGGGCAAGGGTCAAATTCCCCGCCCAAAAATCCGTATCAGCAATCTGCTTGGCACGATCACCACGTTGCTACAGACCCTCGCTTATGGATTAGAGGGTGCCAAGGTCACGCGCATCAGAACGATGGCGCGGTATCTGGACGATCTGAACTGGGGCGGTATTGATTATGTGGATCCGGATTACGTCGATCCTGGCTACATTGCCAGCGGTACTAACCCGTATGGCACACCCGACCCTACGGCTGAATTCCCTCAAGAGATTTATTACGTCGATCAAAAGACAGCAGAAAACCGCGACGTCATTGAGTACGAGTTAGCAGCAGCATTTGACCTGCAGGGCACACGGGTTCCTAAGCGCCAGACAATTCAAAATGTCTGCCAGTGGAAATACCGCTCATACAACTCTTCTACTAGCTCGTTTGAGTACACCCAAGTCGATTGCCCTTATACCGGCGACATCTACTACAAAACAGACGACAGCGTTACAACCGATCCATCCCTGGATCAATGCAGCAAGCGCCTAAGCAGCTGCCAGAAACGCTTTGGTTATGTCGAACTGACTGGCGACATCACAAACGGCAGCAACTTATTCAACGTTGATTCCGGCCAAGCCGACGAGCTGGCACGAATTGACACTTCTGCAGGTTTGCTGTTTAAGGGTATCGGCATCCCCGACGGCACAACAATTACAGGCAAAAGTGCAACACAACTAACGCTTTCCGCTAATGCCACTGCCAGCACTACGGTCAATCTGACAGGGACGATTGTTAAGTCCGGTTTGGCAATCAAAATGGTCAGCAACCCTGTCACCGCAGGGATTGTGCCCGGCATGTTGGTCACAGGCAGCATGGTGCCATCTGGCACGCGAGTCGAAAAAGTGAATGCAAGTTTACGGCTGGTCTACCTAACAATCGACGACAATCTTGAGGTTTGGACACTTGTCTACCCTAGCGCTTATGTGGATCCAGGTTATGTCGAAGCTGGTTATATAGGCGACGTAGACGAGGCGATTTACACAGAATCCAGCAAGCAACTAGATGTTTCTTATACAACAGGCATCGGACTGTATGATAGGGTTGTTGGCGACTTAATCTACGCAGATACCCGTGTAAAAGCCAAAGGAACAGACTACATCCGATTGAACAAAGCTCAGGCGATCGCTGATGGCGAAATAGTTTCCTTTGGTGTCTATGAACGTGCTACCCGCAGCCCAGCAACTTACACCTTTGACGCACCAGAAACCTATATTGTTCAGCCCCAAGCAGGCTTGCCCTACGGTTCATTCCCCGGCGTCGGATTGTACCGATGAGCTGGCGCGATGACGCTTTAGCCCACGCCGTAGAGGAAACGCCCAAAGAGAGTTGCGGGCTGCTGATTATTGAAAAGGGCTTGGAGCGTTATTGGCGTTGCCGCAACCTATCCCAGGATCCGCACGAGCTGTTCATTATTGATCCAGCTGACTGGGCAAAAGCAGAGGATGCTGGCGAGGTCATCGCCGTTGTTCACAGCCACCCAAATATACCGCCAAGCCCAAGCCAAGCTGACCTGACTGCCTGCGAGGCAAGCGGTTTGCGTTGGGAAATCGTGAACCCGCAGCTTGAAACCTGGGGCAGTTGTGAGCCAAGCGGTTATAAATCCCCGTTGATTGGCCGCCCTTGGATTTGGAACGTCACTGACTGCTGGACATTAGTTCGGGACTGGTACGGCACACAGGGAATCGACCTACCTGATTGGAAAAGACCGGCAACACCAGAAGAGTTTGACGAGTCTCCGATGTTTGACGAGTTGTGGGCTGAGGCAGGCTTCCGCGAGCTAGCTGAGGATGAACCGCTTGAAGTCGGCGATGCGTTGCTGTTTGATTTCAAGGGCAAACTCAACCACGTCGGTGTGCTGGTGGAGCCCCAAATGGTGCTGCATCATGTACGCGGAAGGCTTAGCAGCCGTGACCTGTACGGGCAGCTGCTACTAAAATCAACGGGTAGGAGGTTGCGCCATGCTTCGCAGGATTAAGCTCTACGGCAGCCTGGCGAAGTTCATCGGCAAGCGGGTGCTCTACGCCGATGTGGCTAGTGCGGCTGAAACTGTGCGGTTTTTAGTCGCCAACTGGCCAGAGTTACGGCAACACATGGGTGACAAGCATTACAAGGTACTTGTAGGCGACTGGAATATCTCGACAGACGAATTACACGCACCAGCAGGACAGCAAGAAATCAAGATTATTCCTGTTGTTGGTGGTGCGGGTAAAACGTTCCAAGCCATCGGAAAGATTGTTTTGGGTGCGGCGTTGATCGCGCTGGCCATCGCTGGCGCTGGTACGTTTCTTGGTCCCATTGCAGTTTCACTCTTTGCTACGGTCGGCAGTTCGTTAGTGCTGGGCGGTGTTGCACAGCTTCTAACCCCAACCCCGCAGCTCGGAACAGGTCAAACTGATCTAGACGGCTCCAAAGACCCCCGCGAGTCCTACAGCTTTAGCGGCATCCAGAACGTCTCAAGGCAAGGTCTACCAATCAGTTTGATTTACGGTGAAACGGTCGTCGGCTCTATCGTTGCTTCGGCAGGCATCGACGTTGACAGGAGGAAGAAATAATGCCGATCGAGGTACGCGATAATCTGAACAACAATTCCTATGTCCGCTTTTTGGACGTATGGGGCGAAGGTGAAGTCGCTGGACTAGCAACACCTCTGCGTCAAAGCATCACCAACTCCGGCCAACTAGCCGCAGAGCAATTAAAAGACATTTTTGTCAATAACACTGCGATTCTGCGGAGTCAAGCAACCGTATTGGCTGGTACTTACAGCCAACAGTTTTCACGCGGGACATTATCTGCAACCTATACCAGCACCGACGAGATCATCACAGTCACCACTGTAGGCGGCGTCGCGCATCAATTTAAGGAACAGGATGAAGTATTACTGACATTCACTACAGGTGACGCCGCCACTGATATTTACGTTATTCAAGAAGTCACTGGTTCCAGTAGTTTTACAGTCACTAACCTCAACGGCGAGGCAACGAGCGGAGACGCATCTATTACTGGTCTTGCCGACGAAATTGTTGTAACCACAACTACCACTCATGGATACAACAACAAGGACAAAATTGTTTTGGTTATTGGTTCCGGGGAGGCAGTAACTTCCACCGTCACTATTCGAGAAGTAACCTCAACGACATTTGTAGCCGATGCCACAACGTCAGAATTAACAACCGGCGAAGTAGGCGTCGCACCACTAGAAGATTTTAACTTCAAGAGCACTGAAGTAACCACACGCCTTGGTACGGCTGATCAAACAACAGTTTTAGGTTTTGATCAAGTTGAGTCCGAGACCAGTGTCAACACCAAGGTTGAATATGGAGTTCCGGTCACAAGGACCTTAACCAACCCCAACACTGACGCAGTGCGGGTGACTGTCAGTGTCCCGGCATTACAGACTCTTGCGGATAACGGTGACATTCTTGGGGCACGCATCGAGCTCGAAATCTCGATCGCAGAGGCTGGCGGAGCTTTTGAAACAGTTATTCGAGACACGATAAAAGGTCGCACACCGGATGTGTACCTTCGGGACTACGAGATCAATCTGCAAGGCCGCAATTTTCCTGTTGATGTTCGCGTATCGCGGTTAAGTAAGGACAGTACAAGTTCAAAGCGCGTCAACGCCTTTTCTTGGTTGAGCTACATCAGTATCATCGACACTCGTCTGCGTTATCCCCACACGGCATACGCAGCAATCCGACTGTCTGCCGAAGAATTCAGTTCAATTCCCACCCGTGCTTATCGCCTACGTGGTCGCAAAATAAGTATTCCCAATAATGCCACAGTCGACAATGAAACAGGAGCCCTAATTTACAGCGGCACATGGTCAGGCGTCTTTTCCGGTACAAAGGTTTGGTGTTCAGATCCTGCGTGGTGTCTGTGGGATTTGTTGACTGACTATCGCGGTGGCACGGGCAATGAATTAAACACCACTTTGCTAGATAAGTATGCGTTTTATAGCGCCAGTGTTTACTGCAGCGCTCTAAACACTTATCTGACTGACGGTCGATCTGGCACAACTAATGATTACGACCCTGTAACCGGCAAGCATGGTCTGCCTGACGGCAGAGGCGGTTATGAGCCACGTTTTTCCTGCAACCTCAACATCCAAGCGCAGGAGCAGGTTTACAACGTAATTGGAAATATGTGCTCGATTTTTCGAGTCATGCCGTACTGGGCAACTGGAACACTAACAATTTCGCAGGACGCCCCACAGGATCCCGTTTACCTGTTCACGCTGGCCAACGTCAGTGAGGACGGATTTAGCTATAGCAGCGCAAGTCAAAAGACTAAACCTAGCGTTGTACTGGTCAAATACCTAGACCTTGAAACCCGCGACGTTGCCTTCGAGCAAGTTGAGGATGCTGCAGCAATCAACCGCATCGGCATTGTCTCTGAAGAAGTCGAGGCAGTCGGTTGCACCAGCCAAAGCCAAGCCCGCCGCGTCGGTGAATGGTTTCTCTTCACAAACACCGAAGAAGCAGAGACGATTGGCTTTACTACAAGTGCTGACGCTGGCGTTGTTGTACGCCCTGGCGACGTAATTGCTGTCAGTGATCCTGTCCGAGCGGGTGGACGTTTTGCTGGACGCATTACCTCTGCAACCACAACCACAATCACAGTTGACGACTACGCAGGCTTACCCGCTTCTGGTGGCGATCTATCCGTCGTTATGCCTGACGGCACGGTAGAGAAAAACCCTGTCAGCACGCAGACCGGAGGGGTTATCACGCTATCCAGCGCATTGAGCACTGTTCCAAACGCAAACAGCGTATGGCTGTGGGAAACCAGCAGCGTTCAATCCTCGACCTGGCGCGTCATCTCTATTGCTGAGAAGGATGGCGTGAACTATGAAATCGCCGCTCTCGCCTACAACTCAAGCAAATACGACTACATCGAACGGGAGCAGGCTTTGCAGAGCCGTGATGTCACGGCTTTGGACGATGCCCCGGCTACACCTACCGGCCTGACCGTTACCGAAACGTTATACACGTTCCAAAATCAAGTTCTGGCTAAGGTCATTGTTTCTTGGGAGAGCGTCAATCGGGCTACAGAGTACCGGGTCAACTACGCCAAAGATGACGACAACTTCACGTCAGTTACAGCCACTGGCACCAGTTACGACATCTTGAATATCTCACCAGGTGAGTTTGACATCGAGGTCTATGCCGTCACTGGTGCAGGCCTGGAATCAAACGCCCCGGCCACTGCAACCTTTGAAGCGCAAGGCAAAACCGCACCACCAGCCAACGTCACCGGGTTCACAGCAACTGTTGACCCTGACATCGGTGTGACGCTGACCTGGACAGCCAACAACGAGCTGGATCTGCAGGGCTACGAGATCTGGCAAAACGCTACCTGGGGCAGCGGCACAAAAATCGGTGTGTTCAGCACAACGCAGGCCAAGATCGGCCAAGTCCCTGCGGGTACGACAACTTGGACTATCAAGGCGCTTGATACGTCTGGCGTGTACTCGGTCAACTCCACCAGTACGTCAGCCAGCATCAGCGGCCCTGAAGCTCCGTCATCGCTTACAGGAACCATTGTTGGACCGGACCTCCGGTTGAACTGGTCTGAGGTCAACGGCACACTGGCAACTTCTGCATACCAGATTCGCTACGGCACCACTGCAGACGAAGCCGAAGACTTCGAGGATCTGCCAATCTTGGGCACAGTGCAGGGAACCAGCTTCCTGCTCCCTGTCGACTGGGGTCAAACCCGCCGATTTTTTGTCGCCGCTGTTGACATCAAGGGGAATATCGGCTTTGCCTCCTTTACTGACTCGACCATTGTCGACCCCACTCAGCCCAGCATTGTGCCGACAGTCGTCGACAGCAACGTTCTGCTGTCTTGGAACGACTGCACTCAAACACTGCCTCTCAGCAGTTATCAAATTCGCAGAGGTTCATCGTTTAGCAGTGCCACTATTATCGGCAGCAAAAACGGTGAGTTCACCACAGTTCTTGAAACCACTGCAGGCCTAAAAACTTACTGGGTGGTCGGCATCGACTCCGCAGGCAACCTAGGCACGCCGGGTAGTGTTCAAGTTCAGGTAGACGCGCCCCCGGATTACACCGTGTTTTACGACGCGGATAGCAGCCTTGGTGGCACTTTGACCCAAGCCGTACTTTCGGATGGGGCGCTGTACCCAATGATTGATACAACGCAGACTTGGCAAACTCACTTCACCGGCAACGGATACAGCACGCTGCAAGATCAGGTCACTGCAGGCTTCGATCTGTACACGCTGCCTTCTGTCAATTCAGGTAGCAGCTACGAAGAGGAATTTGACATCGGCTCTGTTGTCAGTGGTTCTGCCACTTTCGTCCTGGAATATCAAACCTTAAGCGGATCTACTGTCGTGACGCCAACTTTAAGTGTCAAAGAATTAGCGGGAGATCCTTGGACTGATTACAGCGGTGTGAGTACACAGTATGCCAATGATTTTCGCTACGTTAAAATTAACTACGCCTTTAGCGGTAGCGGCAACAACGACAGCATAAAAGTCACTCACCTAAACCTCCGCGTTGACAGAAAACTGAAGAGTGAGAGTGGCGAGGCAACCGCAAACAGTGCTGATCCGGGCGGAACCACGGTGAACATCATCGGCACGTTTAGCAACATTGACAGCGTGACCGTGACTCCTACTGGTACGACTGCCGCAATCGCCACTGTTGATTCGATCACCACCAGCAGCTTCAAGGTGCTTCTCTTCGATACCAATGGGACTAGAGTGAGCGGGAATTTCGGCTACATTGTTAGAGGCAGCTAGGCATGGCGAACGCCAACTGGAACGATCCGCAGCTCAGCTCGACTTATACGGACTTTGTCTCTGAGGTCAAAGATCGGGACGAAGACGTAGCCACACAATTTCAGAGCACAACTGCCACCAACATCCCAACCAATGCAGTGCAGTGGGATGCTAGCGCCGGACGTTGGAAGAAGTATACCGGCGCCGTTTGGGGCGAACTCGCAACCAATTACAAACTAACTTCGCTTGAAGTCACAGGCACTACAAAGCCTGCAAACGGTCTTTATCTACCGACTGCAAACACCCCAACTTTTACAAGCAACAGCGTTGAACGCTTGCGTTTTAGCTCTGCTGGTGCATTCGGTCTAAGTGGCGCAAATTACGGCACTGCAGGTCAAACAATCACTAGCAATGGAACCGGCAGCGCTCCGACGTGGCAGACGCCTTGGCTTTTCGCAAGTATGGCAGTCATTTGCGATTTGAAAGCTACAACAGTTGACGGAGGGAGTTTTACGTCAGGAGCGTGGCAGACACGCGATTTGAACACAACAATTTTTGATGCCGACGGCATTGTCACTGTTTCCTCTAATCAATTTACGCTTGGCGTTGGCACTTATACCATCGAGTTTTCTGCACCTGCGTTTGATTGCAGCAGGCATCAAGCGCGTCTGTACGACATCACGGCAAACGCAACTGTTGCCTCACATACTGGCATTGCAGGCAACGGTATTTCGCAAGCGGCGTCTGTTAATTCGTCTTATCCCTCGCAAACGTATGCGGTTGGCAATGCCCGCATCACAGTTTCGTCGGGCACGCGCACCTATGAAGTCCAACACAAGTGCAATGTCACTAAAAACACTAATGGATTTGGTATTGCTACTGATATGGGTGAAGACGAGCTCTACACCGTCGTCAAAATCTATAAAGAGGCAGGTTGATGGCAGCGAGGTCAAGAACCGCCTTGGGGCGAGTTGATCACAAGCCCGGCAAGCCCAAAAAGACGCGCCAAGGTCAAGGTCAGCACAGTGTACCTAGTCACGGACGCAAGAAAACACGCGGTCAGGGTCGTTAGGTTATAGGCAGTGTTTCGTCTGCTAAGTAAATGGACGCCGAAAAGTTAAAGCTGTGGAGAAAAGTAAAAGAGGGCTTAGAAAAAGCTGGCAAGACTGACTGCGATTACTACCGCCGGGCTGTTGTAATCCTGCGCGGACAGCCAGATCCATGGCGCCCGCCTTCGATAGACTGAGCAGAAGGTCAGCTCCACCGCCGTGGACTTTTTCTCTGGAATTGCCACGGTAATCATTTCTGCCGGGGTTGGTGCGTTGTGGCGTATCGACAAACGCGCCGGGATCA